ACCTCCCCTCAACGGACTTACTCCATCCTTTATTTACAATAATCTTGTCATTGTAAATCACCAGCGACTAATTGAAATTAACTATATTTTTACCCGCAAAATCCATTTTGCGTTTGACACAATCCATGTGTCTTACCGTCCGTGTTCTTGAATAGCACATTGATATTATAAGGCTTAATCAAAAAATGAACAACCAACATATAACTATATGTGTGTTGAGATATTGGCTATTTAGATAGGGCTTAGGTAAGAGCCCAGGTAAGATTTTTGATGCTTAGGTAAGAGCCCAGATAAGATTGGAATTATTTGTATCAGAAATTACGGGAATTGGATTATCCCCTTTTTCTTCCATCGAGAATATAGATCTTCCAGTGCTCCATAGGTTATTGATGCGATTTGCTTTTTTGAAAAGAGAAATACAATTAGATAATACTTGATTAAGTTAAACACTTAATCAAGGGTATACTTACACTTAACTTGTGACTAACTCTATATCACAGACTGTTAACAGACATACCCCAAAAAAATGTGGATAAGTTTTTAAATGGTTGGTTTTTTATTGAACAAAATAATGGTGTATATGTAGCTGTGCAGCAACAAGCAAATGAAGACCGTGGGTGTTAAGGGGTTGTTATTGTCTGATAGACATTGTTTTTAAAAAAGAACGGAACATCTGAGGTCCAGTTTGCTTGTTCTTTTTCATCCGTTTTTCGTGTTCTGCAGCTATTCTGTTTACATCCATGCCTAGCTTCTGTGCATTAGTCATTTCTCTCTCTAGTGTGGGCTCTAGTTCACGCATGCTTCGTAGCTTGCTAATTGTTTTTTCTAAAAACTGAGCACAGACACCAAGATGAACAAACAATCGCTTACTGACTTTTAACAGATGTCGCCTTCTGTGAATGATTCCTCCCGTTTTAAACGAGAATGAATGCTTCACCTTGATATATCCGCCACACTCCAGATCAGTAAGTGCTCTCAATACGCGTGAGTAACTGATGTTTGTTATTGCAGAGATTAGCCCTGCGTTGAGTGAGCTCGGACTTTCATTACAATTGTATTTAATGGGCTGCATTGTGCATAAATCTGTGTGATTAATGATGCACTGCGCTACATTAGCAACGGATTCGCGACGCTGACTACGCATGTTCTTATTTGAGTATCGCTGTGACTTAAGATGACACAAATAATAACCGGTGTTTTTTGCCCAGTATTTCAAATTAATAGATGCTATTTCGATGGGTTTGGGTGGGTTTCTTCTTGTCGAGTTACGATTATAAAAAACGAAGTTATTTTTATCGTGATCACAGTAATTTTTAAATGGCTTTACGAAGTCGCCTGTAGTTAATTCTATGTTTTGAGACAACACCGTTGAAATCCTTTTCTTGTGTGCATAATGTAGTATGTTACGAAAACAGATCGAGAGACAATAGACAATATCTCAATGCTATTATTGACAATGTAGCAAAATTTGCTTATAGTTCGTTCGTGAGCATTCATCGTGTAAACACTCCTATGTTTGTATGTTTGTTCATGTTCCTGCTTAGGAAGTCCTTTTGGGGCGGGGCCCTGAAACCCCGCTCTTTTTTTAGTTATCCGGGCTCATTTTTTTCCCTTTCTCAATAACGTCCTTACATTGAAGATAGAATGAATAAGGAAAGTTTCCTTTTCTTATTTGCCTGCCTATCAAATCTCCCCTTTTTTCAACGCCTAAATTAATAAGCATTTCACTCAAATTGTCATAGCTTATCCCGAGATCAACTAATTTGCCTCTAAGCTTCCTAGATGCCTGTTTTTCATAATCAGTTGGGCCTGAATATTTTTTGTTTTCTTTTTTCATAAAAACCAATCCTATAAACTAACTGAGCACATTATATGCCTCAAAAAGGATAATATCTACCTATAATTAAAAATAAACAACATGAAGTGTTGACATATACCCAGATTGGTATACAATATTCCTAGTGAGGAGTAAAACATACTTAAAATGTTTTAAAGTTATTCTCACTTCATTTACTAAAAGGAGAAATAAGCATGAAATATATAAAAATAATAGATTTACAAGACGTTATTAAAAAGCTCGAAGCTGAAGCTAAAAAGCTACAAAAAATCGTCGAGCTGGGCGGAAAGCTGATGGCAGAACACAAGGAGTCTGATTATGTATAAAGCCAGCGAGATACTAAAATCGTCGCTTAGGCGGCATGATATGGGCATTGATATTGATGATTTGACTAAACAGATGAAAGTATGGATAAAAAATGATAAAATGCTAGACAGCATTCAAGACAAGGAGGTCGAAGATGTTTCACATTAAGTATAAAGACGATTTAATTGATCCACCCGTTCACTTGATGAGCAAGCAAGAGCTTGATTATTTTTTAGATGAGGATGTCGACTGGGCCCCGGATGTGGAGGTGCAGGATGTTTAAGGGAAGTTTATCAGGACTTAATAGCTTAATAGATCTAGGTAACCCAAGCGATTCTAGGCTTGGGAAATATTTCGATCACTTAACAAAGGAAACCACTGAACAAGAAATGCAATCTACGCTAAAATTTCTCGTTACTATGAATTCACAAGCCAGGGAGGGCAGAACTAATGGTTGATCTATTCAGGCAAAATATTGCAGTTAATCACGAAATGTCAGCGTCTGAACTCGTCAATGAATTCATCGATTGCTACGGAACATATGATAAAAAATCTGACTACACAAGCTTAGACGTTGAAGATATCCCATTTGATCAGAGAGAGAGATACGCAAAGATCTGTATTAATGATGGAAATCATGATGCAGAATTTATTGTTAACTCTGACTCTTTGATGGAGGCAATTTCTTGCATTGTCGGCAATGAACTAGATTACGATAAAAAAGAAGACCTCGTTGACAGCATAAGACACCAAGCAGTTGGTTACTATGAAGATCAATTAATAGAAGAAATAGAAAAAAATCTGCGCGAAAGAATTCCTGATGATGATACTTTCCGTGCCAACAAAGCTGACTTTGTTATTGAATTAGTAAAATCAGGAATTACTGTATTTAAAGGGGTTCAGTCATGAAAAAATCAACAAAAGATGATCTTATTTGGTTTGGATTGTTTATTACTCTGCTGATGGTTTCAGCGTTTATTTTAGTTTAATTTATTTGGAGAAAAAAATGAAAGAAAATAGTGGTTTAAAAAATTTGGCGTCTAAAATGATAAAAATTATGTCAGATATCCCTGTGCTAGAAAAAACCGGGAAGAATGAGTTTCATAACTACAGGTACGCAACAGAGGCTGACGTTGCAGACGCAGTTTCGACTGCAATGAAAAATAATGGGGTGTTTATGTTCTCGTCTATAGTAGAGAGGGATTGTGTTTCGTTCAAAACGGCAGGTAACAAAGACTCGTTTTTAGTGACTGTAAAACTTGAACTTACATTTGTTGACGCTGACAGCGGTGAAAGTATGATCTGTTATTCTTACGGTGACGGCTCGGATTCAGGTGACAAGGGAATTTATAAGGCAATCACTGGTGCACAAAAATATGCATTAATGAAAACGTTTTTAATGAAAACCGGCGATGATCCAGAAAGAGATAGTGTAATATCTGAGAGAGTTAATAAAAATCACGAAATTAATAGTGTAGATAAGGATAGAATTGGTGAAATTATGAAAAAAGCTGCTCTTCTCGGAACTGATTCGTTGAGAAACGCCTGGGAAAAAATGTCTTCACATGAAAGAATCGCGTTAAAATTTCAACTGCCCGAGTTGAGAAAGTTGGCTTCTCGGTCAGTGGAATTAAACAATGAGGCAGTACAATGAATTTAAATCTATATGAACTTTCAAATGATTATTTAACCGCGTGCAATGATCTTATGTCACGAGAAGATGATTTTTCACCGGAAGTAATTGCTGATACTCTTGAGGGGCTACAGGGTGACGTTAAGGTTAAATGTATCAACGTTGCAGCGTACTATAAAAACATACAAAGAGAATGTGATGCAATGCGTGAATATGAGGTTAAGATGCAAGCTCGAAGAAAATCACTTGAATCTAAATCTGAAAACATGAAAAAATACCTGGAGTCTAGCATGATAAGGTGCGGGATATCAAAGATAACATCACCTGAATTTACGTTAAGCATTCGTAAAAAACCAAAATCTGTTTTTGTTGATGATGAATCTTTGATACCTAGATGCTATACTAAAATGAAAATCACCCTTGATAAGGTTAAAATTAAATCAGAAATAGAGAGGGGTAATAGTGTTCCTGGGGTTCATTTAGAATCATCGCAGGGCTTGGTAATACAGTAAATTGTTAATTAATAACACAAGGACGTGGTGTATGAGCGGTGTAAATAAGGTAATTTTGATCGGTCGGCTTGGTAGAAACCCTGAAGATAAATTTTTGTCAAGCGGTGACCCTGTTTCTAATTTCAGTATGGCAGTCAGTAAAAAATGGAAAGACAAGCAAGGCAACCCTTGTGAAAAAACGCAATGGATAAACGTAGTAGCATACAAAAATTTAGCGGATATATGCAATAAATATTTAAAAAAGGGGTCTCAAGTTTATATCGAAGGTGAGTTAGAAATTAGAGGATATAACGGAATGAAAGATCCAGAGGGTTCGCCGCAACGCTACGCAACCACAGTTATAGCATCAAAAATGCAAATATTTGGAAGTAAGGGCGACAACAACGATGAAAATTCCGATGTTACAGAAAGGCCGGCTTCTGCTTCTGCTAAAAATTACAGAGCTGTTAAAAATGGATCTAGTGGCATGGATAGAATGGAATCACTCTACGGTGATACAATAATAGACGATGAAGACTTGGCTTTTTGACGTCTGGTATAAAAATAAATGGGCCAATAGGATAAAAGCACATGCACATCATTAGCCAATACTCCAAATGCGAGTGACCTCGATTCAAATGCGAGTGACCTCGATTCAAATGCGAGTGACCTCCCCTCAATAGCTCATCTGGATAGAGCATAGGCCTTCTAAGCCGAGGGTAGCAGGTTCGAATCCTGCTTGGCCTACCAACAAATCCCCTTCTCTACCCGGAAGGTAAGGGCGCAGGCTACTTGCGCCCATAGGCCCAGTTACTTACCCATTTTAAGAAAACAAAATGTTGACGCTGAACTCATAATATATGAATGAATGGGCGTTATAATGTAACCAGGCGGAAATGACTTCCATATTATAGAAAAATCACCATGAAATATAGACATGATGCTTCCGTGGCTTTCTTCAAATGATATATACATCGGAATATTGTAAAAAGCTGCAATCATGGGAAATACAAAAAAATAAACTGTCGTTAATACTGTTACAAACTGTATGGTGTTCCACATCCTAGGGTTTTTTGATTCTCTCGCGCGCTCTACAGCCTCTATATCCTGCTTCTGGCTCGCTAACATGAACTCGTGTTTGTTAGACTGCCAATTATGCAACAATCCTATGATTGCGCTCGTTCCCGTTCCCGCAAATGTAGAAATCAACGTTTCTATCATGAAGGGAACCTGTATTTTTGCTCTAGTGATCCGAAATTAGAACTAATAACATTTAATACGCTAGGTATTCCCCACTGCACGGTTAATTCAATTGTATTCTCAATTTCTGTGTCAAAAGTTGTTGAGTTAAAGAAGTTTATACCCGCGCCCTCAAAATTGCCGCCGCCAATTGTTGATTGGTAATTGAAATTTCCATTAGTTGCAACTTCCGCTACTCCAGCCACGCCAATGTTTCTCACAACAAAATCAAGCTCCATTTCATAAAATTGTAATGATGCTATAGATGTTAATGTTATAAACCCGGTGTCTGCTAATATAGCAGTATCAGTTTTTATTTTAATCCGTATTGTTTGACCGCCACCGTTTGTTCTAATATTTCCGCCTGATTTAAAATGAAAACTATCTGCTTGAACAAAATAATTTTCTGGGAACGTTAGAGATCCAAAACCCCCGCCGATGATGCTTTCCTCAACGTCTGAGGCAGCTACTGTTTTAGTTATAATTTGGGAAAACTGAGCTGGTCTTGGAACATCTTTCCACGCCACACCGTTTGACGCTTCCCCAGAAGCAGTTAAAACCTTATCGTTTTGTCCAATAGGGACAGCTTCATTTTGGAATGATCCTCTAGCGACAAGATCGCCTTTTACAGCAAGGGGAACATCAAGGTCAGACATTACTCGCCTATTACCGACATCGTCTCTATATTCTAGAGCATCTGTTCTCTGCAAATACCTGATACCGCCCTCATTCATTGTTACGCTGTCTTCAAAGCCAACTGGTATGTTTGGCAGGCCAATATAGCCATGTTCTGCATTAAATTGCATTGCATTAAAATTATTTGGGTCTATCGTAACAGTGCCAGCGGGCTTCATTGTAAAAGTTATGGTAGCGTTTACTCCTGATCCTGTTACCGCAGTAACAGGGTTTGCAACAAGCGGCGATGGATTCGAAACATAAAAACCAGAATTTGATTGGTCTGGAACTAATGCAACGGCAAGAATATTTCCGCTTCCACCTACTGCCACAACTTTTAATTTCGCGTTGATTGTAGCTGATCCGCCTGTTGGCTCAACAAAATCTCCATTTACGTACCCTGTTCCACCGGATGCTACAACGAACGTTGCAACAGATGTTGCGCTTGATATAACTTCAGAGAAGCTAGTATTGTTTATGCTGTCCCATGTCGGCGATGCTCCACCACTTATAGTAATAAAACTTTTATTTAAATCTGTATCAAAAACTTCAGATCCTGCGGGCAAGTTTATGAAAGAAAGACGTTCTGCTGTCGTTGCTTTTGCTGGAAGTGTTGTTTTTACTGTTGAAACCATTTTAAGAATTCCCTTTATTGTATTTGGTAATAAATAGTGAGACTTGATTTGTATACGTCAATTGGCGCTTCTTTTTCTACAAAGAAATCAATTCGTATTCTGCTTTGTCCTATAACTGAACTTACGTTTGATACTATGCTTGTATCTCCAGGTAGTAGACTGTTGAAAAGTACAACCGTCCCATTTCCTTCGGCTTGAACAGTTGTTGTAAACATTGGCGTGAATGGCACTTCAATTTCTATCATTGTTTGAGGTGCTGCAGCTGCTTTCCTCATGCTGGCTATCTTAAGATTTACACAAACAATATTTCCTATTTTTTGATAAAATCTAGTTGAAACTATCGGTGAAAAAGCAAATCCATCGTGTGAAAATAAAGAAATTCCAGGAATTCCGCTTGACGTGAGGCTTCCCCCTGTAATTCCAGGTGCTCCCACGGTAACGTTTAAATCTTGATGCGTTATATCTTCATTGTTAACGCTGTTGTTTTGAGTCCAAACTTCAATAGTGTCATTAGTTGAAAGCGAAACAAGCTTGTTCAAACTCAACGGCACGAACGATGGACTGACTCCATCCAAGTCTGGACTTTGTCCAGATTGCTCTATGACAGCTCCGTTTTTAGCTACCAATACAGTAATGTTAGCTGTGTTTAAATTAAGCGATACAGTGGTCGAAACATCAACACTAAATACGCGTGTCTCAGCTCCCGTATAAGTTAGGGTTCCTGCTACATGCGTGAAATCCTGAGTCTCACCTGCAACATATGTACCAGCAACTTTAACCGGTGTACTTTGTGCCGCAATAGTTGTTGCTGTTCCGTTTCCCTGGAAAAACATTTCGCCATAAGCTGGCAAAATAGGCGGCGGAAGGTCAGAACCGGAATATTCAATATAAGTCCATTCATCAGGTAGAATTTCTGTTGAGACAAGACGATCATATTGTTGGGCAAGAGTAACGGAACCACCATCGACGCCGTTTAATGTAACGCCAGCGGCAGCGGCTAATGTAAAAGCTCCCGTACCGTTGCGAATCATATTAAACTGAGACGTGATGGGAAATGCGGCGCCCTGTGGAATAGTGACAGTAATTGGAGACGCGGACCCGTTGATTACGTTTTTACCCATGTATAGCTGTGTAACATCTTCTGATGCCTCCCTAACATATTGTGGTGTATAAGACCGTTCTTGATTTAAAGTTGTTCGACTCTCTCTAAAAGAATCAGCCACATTACCAAGATATATAATGTCGTCGCCAGTTGGTAAATTTTTTGGTACGAAATCTATAAGTCGTTTATCAGCCATTATTAAGTCCTTTTAATAAAATGGTTTAGTAATTTATTCTAGGTATACAACGTTGTCGCCGTCGATAGTCACGACATCCTCGGGGTCAATCGTTATTACAAAACCTGTTTGGGGTGGCGGTACATCTTGGTGCATTACTAGAGGAATAAATGCATTTAATTTTGAAATTATTCCCCTCATATGTCACCCTAGCCTAGTACTGGTTGGACCATAGCGCAGACAATTGAGCTGCGGTCGTTGTTCTGAGAACTCCGTAAACATTTCCCGCGGATACAATTTCAGTAGCAGCAATGCCGAGAGTTGTGCCAGAGCTGACATTTTGCACATATTGAAGCTCACCGACAGAGTTTTTCCACACAATGTTTCCTGTAGTGCCAACAATAATGTAGGTACTAATGAAGGGCTTACCTAGGGCATCAAACCCGAATGGAATGTCATTAGCTACGGCATTAGAATATCCAGCGGATACGCCAAGAGTAATAGCCACGCTTCACCTCCTTGTAATTTCGTGTTTATATTTTGGTAGCGAGAAGATCAGATCGTGTCCCTTTGATCCGTGTAATATATTACATCGCTGACAGTATTTTGAACCATGTTAGCCTGTGTTGCAAGGGTCATTGTCTGGAATGCGTCGACACAATGTGTGGCCCATTTTGGGTGGGGCTTGTCCCTGTAAACGTTGTTTTTCTCGTCAAATTCTTTGCCATATGCGGACAAACACTCTATCAGTCTTACGGTGTTTTCCTTGTTGAATTTGGTTGTGTTTAACCGTATTCGCATGGCGTTTATTGCATTGATTTTATTTTGAGGTCGAGCTACCACTTGAAAGCTATGTCCCAAATCTCTCGCAACATCAACAAATGTTTCTGGCTGATAGGTTATGTTATTTCCCGAGGTTATACTTCGGTTTCGTCCGTCGTGCGGCGCGAAATGAGACTCAAGATAGAGCCCGTGTTTGGCACAGAATTCCGTGCATCTCTCAAGGTAAAAGTGGATGTTTTTGTTGTTGTCTTCAATGCAGTTAATGATAGTCGGATTGTTGTTATGGTCAAACTGAACAAGAAGAACAACGGTGCAATCATTAACCCCAATATCCCAAAACGCATATACAGCGAATTGAGGGTATAACAGCTCTGGTACAATCTTTCCATTCTCATGAATATTAGCCATTTCGCGGGAGAAAAACATAGACTCGGGATTGTTTTGAACTATACCATAGTGCTCCTGGAGTACAAGCCAATCCGGCAATATCTTACGATCTTGATTGATGACCTCTTCAGTAATATACCGTTTTCCGTCCTTGTCAACGCAGGTCTCCGCAGTGTAGAAGCTGTGGTGCCACAGAGGTTCTTCTTTTATCTCCAGCCCCGTGCGATAGAAGTGATTCATGCCATCAAAAGTACTTTGCAGTATGAGCCAACCTTTGTTTTGCTGAAGAATAGGCATCATCACGCCGATCACCCTTGGATCAATCCAAGCTACTTCAGACATGACCACTCCCCGCGGATTTGTTCCCCGGGGCTTATTGGGGTTGGTGTCTATTCCGTAGCAGTGGATGATAGCGCCATTCGTCAGATAAGCTTTCATTTCAGAATTATTAACTTTCAATAGAAGTTTTTTTGGAATCATATCTAAAAACTTAAAGCTTCTGCCGTCCTCCATTATTATATCACCGTCCCAGATAACTTCTCTCGCTCGGACGTTAGTAGGATATATCATGACATACAGCCCAGGAGTCTCTATAGCGCCCTCTATCAATAGAATCCAGGACATGACCTCTTTACCCATTCGGCGAGTCCACATCCACCAGTGTCGTAGTATGCCATTCTTATATAGCGCTATCTGTGCGGCCTTCTGGTATATCCTAAGCTGTATAATGGGAAACATTATGAACGGCGAGCCATCTGCAAACTTAATGATCAAGTTTGCATCATCATCCCGGGTGGTTGTGTATTTCCCACTCTCATAGCTATCCATCATTTCGGATAGTTTTTTAAGCTTATTTTCGTATATTTTCAGGTTCATTTGTGTTTACCTGTGTTCTACGTAGAACATTTTAATTAAAAAACTTTAGCTGAAGTAAAGGATTCAATATTCATTGATAACTGTGGGCCTGGATTATTCCATTCAAGTGTTAAATCTAATGTATTATCAATTTCAGAGTTAAAATCAGTTGTATTTACACCCTCAAAAGAAGTATTCCATCGTAATCTATAGTCTATAGAACTAGATCCGTTTGTTATTTCTAAATTGGCGTATATTGTTGAAGGATTCCCAACTGATCTAAATACAATGTCTACATTAATAGCTAAAGGAAGTACCGGAGTGAATGCCAAAGGAGTTTTTCCCCAATCAACAGCATTAAAACCAAAAAGAGTTGTCCCATTTGATTTTATTCTTAAGAAAATTGGTGTTTCAAGAGTATCTTGATAAGATCCAATTAAGCTAAACCTGTATGCGCTTCCATTTGTTAGGAAGTTTGCTGGAATAACATTACTTCCTGATATATTGCCAATTAAGCTAGTTTCTGTGGTAGTATTTGTAACACTAACAAGGCTTAATGAACTAAATTCTCCATGTGTTCTGTTATGTGGAGATGTTAAAGATTGAAAATCTACACCATCATAAATAAACTCATAAATACCACCAGCTTGTAAATCACCAGCGACTAATAGAGCTCCAGACTTATTGGTAATTGTTTTATCGCCAAGTCCGTTTAGATTTAATGTTGGTGTTTGAGTAACATTAGCATTTGCAACCTTAACAAATACCCTTGTTCCAGGAACGTATGCTTGATAAGCAGGAACAATGTTAACAACCATAGCATCCGCTAATCCAACATCGTCTCCATAAATAGGAAAACTGTTTTGTAGCTTTTCAGGTAAGCCGTCAGTCTCTCCTGTTACAAGATCTAACTGGTCTCCGACACTTGTTTCAATTAAATTAACCGGATCATAATACCCAATCAATCTCGCTCCATCCTGTCCACTAGTCGGGTCGCCATACCCGTTTAACTGAGTCCGTACATTTGTGCTCAGCAATCGGTTTTCGTCAAAATAACCAGAGAGTCCAGCGCCATCAACGCCCTGCACTTCACTTGCTAGCTCAGATCTTAGTGAAGAACATCCAGCCTCTTCTTTGTCCTCAACGGCAATAACGCCGCCAGCCGCAGAACCTTTCCAAAAAAAGTTAGGGTCTAGCGTTGGAACAACGTTCCTAGTTAACGAGTCTGGCAGGAACGCATTGTTTTGATATCTCAACGCAGTGCGATCTAAGTTTGTTACATTCTGTTGGGTAACCAACATCTCACGCTCGAATGATTCATCAAGGTTGTCACCTCTAATTGTTTTAGCATCAACGTAGTTTGTAGTGATTGAGTCAATTACAGATCTTATGCCCGTCACAATTGCGCCTATTCCCGGTATTTTTCCTGGCAAGAATTTAAAGGTTCCACCACCTGGAACGCCGGCATTTTGCACAGCGTAATCAACGCCAAGAATTTTAATGTCTACAGTTTCATTGGGCGGGCTCCCAGAGGGCGTAACCCAGATTGTTATGTCTTTTTCCTTTGGAATAAAATAAGAATAGATAAAGGTATTTTCAATTCCATCTGCTACATATTGATTACGAGTTTCCTCTTGTGGCACTGTTCCCATGGTACACCTCCTTGTGATATTGGGTTTCCAGTCAGTGACAAATTGTCACAGACTGCTATTTTCCGTAAAGTTGTTTTTGTCCTGGTTGTAAATAAGATTTCTGGCCCAATGCCTGTCTGGCAAAAGGCGTGATAATTGGAATGTGTCTAGCGGGTATAATAGATGTTGCTGCCTTCTCTGCAGATTTCATAGCCTGTTGTAATTGTTTTTTGTTAAAGGTTACAGCTCCAGTACCTGCGCCCATCACTGCCGCTAAAGCATTGGATAGAAATTTAGTTGATGGTGACCCCATCAGAGTCGTAAGCATATCCTGGTTTTCCCTTTTAGAATCAATTGCGCTATAAAAAAGACCTATGTTTGGTTGAATTATTTCTAAAAGAAATTTAGACGCCTCAGGAAAGCTCATTTGAGTTATGTCTGGGAAACTTTTCCCATCAGTCCAATAGTCAAACATATTTGCTCCAACAGATAATGGAAGCGTTCCTAGCATAAGGCTTAGCGCAAAATTTGTTTTTGCCATAGGTCCGTCAGCGTCCATAAACCCCCTAATGAGAACTCTATCTAAAAATTGGTATGGAAATGCCTTGAATTGCATAACTGCACGCACAGCTTCTCCACTTACTGTTCCTGGCGACGTTCCTTGCATCATCATCGCGCGTGTAAACGCACCAGGTTGTGCGACGGCATTTTCTGAGGCTACATCAAACATAGCATACACTTTTCTATAAAGGTCGTTCTTAACTTCATACAAAGGTAAATGCTTATTTGACTCGTCGTACAAACCCTTTACTTCGTCATTGGTTAGCGTATCAACGTTATCCAGGGTAAATAACCCCTGTTTATTTTTCTTTCTCAAAACATTCCATTCTGAATCCGTTATGCCAAACTTATCTAAGTGAGTTCTTAGAGCTTTTGGCATTGATTCAAGCGTGTGCCCAGACATATTAGCAAGATGCCTAGCCATAATATTCATAGTTGAAATTTTGTTGCCATTATCGAGAGCGTGAATTCCAACTTTTTTGTAAAATGCCGATGACAATTTACTTACACCCGCGCTAGTGTTGTGTGCGTCTACAAACTTACCCATGTATCCCATATGACTATCAAGCATTAATTTAAATTGACTAGAAACATATTTGCGCTCATCACTAGGAAACAAGTTAAACACATGCGATAAGTGTTCTCCCCACGCAGACCAGTAGCTATATCCATAACGTTGAGCAAACGAAGCGGCTGATGCCGCATCAGGTATACTGAGCGCGGCTATTTTAAACAATGATGCCATGCCACTGAGGGTTCTAATGTTTGACATGAAGTTGGCAAGTTTAGGAGATACCGCTGTTTTATCAATGCCGTTGACTTCTTTGTACATGAACTCTGTGTTTCTGTGCCATAACGCACTTTTAGATTCCGATGCCTCTTGTGCAACCTTAAGGTTTAAAAACATCTGTGACGGGTTATCGCCAAGGATTTGAGCTGACCCAATTCTGTTGGCAGAAGAATGTATGTGTCCAGTGACAGCGCTGTAATAATCACCTTTTCCGTACTTTGAATTGTAATCCATCCAGCTTTCAGTGTCTTTCCACTGGAAAAACATGCGCGAACGTCTTTTAACCGCCTCCGTATCGTTTGATACGTGAGAATTTGTAAATATATTTGACCGGTCGTTAATGATATTATCAAACGTCCTGTTAAGGATAGTATTCACCTCGCCGTCGATTATATTTCCGTCCTCTCCCATGGCGCTTGTTTTTTTGAACGTTTCTTTTACATTAAGTTTTGACTTTATAAATGAAACCCAGGCGTCTTTAGCTTGTGAGTTACTGTATTTATCTTGCCGCATAGCAGCTTTAACCAAAGACCGTCCACCGCTTAAGATTTTAGATCTGTCATGCGTTACGCTGATTTGTCTACCTGGGTTAAGGTGTGACAACGGCAAGGCATCAGATGATACAATCTCAGATTTTGTTTTTTCAACAAGCTTCATGTGCTTGTCAGCAATCCTTCTAGCCATATTTGTTGAAGATTTTCCATCGATAGCTTTTGCTATATCAAGATCATTTTGTGGGTTCATTACAAAACCAAGCTCATCATTTGTTAAGTCATCATGAAATTCACGGTATAGCTTAGATTGCATTGCATGTTGAGCGCTTTCAATATTGAAGTGTGGGTTTTTTCCCGTCCTGTCCCTTACCATCAAAGATCTTAATGTAGCCTTTCCTGTCTTAATAAACTGCTGCATTCTTGTGAGCTTTTGTGCGTTTCTAGCCGATACCATGTTTCGCTCAAATAAATCTGCTAAGGTCTGTTTGTCCACCTCTTTTATGGCCTTAGAAATTGCCGCCTGACCGGTTAAATCTTTATATTCTTCAGCTTTTGCATTAACGTCTCTTAGGTAGCTTTCGACATCATCCTGGTCAAAGTGAGTCATCTTCTCTAAGAGAGCATCTATACAGTCTTGATTGAACTTTTGCTTAGCCATAATTATTCCCTAACACACGACAAAAGACGATCGCGGTCTTCTGATGTTTTTTTAAACTGAATGTAGCGCTTTTTGCTTAGGTTGAATTCTTTTTCCAAGTCTTCTGCCCCACTTCTTCGAATGTCCTGGTCATTATCTTTTAGTATTTGCTCTTCATCATTCATAGCGCTTTGCAGATCTTTCTCATGATCTTCAACGCTTGCTCGCTCTCTTTTATCTCTGAAAGCTTCGTCAGGCGATTTTATTTCTCTTTGATTTGGCGCCACATGGTCAGGAAGTTGACCCATATCCTTCATCTCCGGCACGCTAGATTCCATGCGTTGTTGCAGGTAAGCCTGAAGTTTCTTAGGATCTGCATATTTTTGCACGTCTGACGTCATAAGCTTTGTCATGGAGTCAACCATGTCTTTGTAACCTGTTTGAACTTCATATTCATTTTTGAGATCAACATGGTGAAGCAAAGCCTTGGCCTTTTCTGAAAAATTAGATAAGTCTTTTAACCTGTGATACTCATGAAATCTTTGAAAATTATCAGGAAGATTATCTTTCGATAAAAAATGCTCTTCTAGATGACTTAATTCTTTTGATGGGCTCATTGTTTTTGTAAGATTAGACTTTATATGCTCTATATTTTGGTCTAGTTTATTAATTTTCTCACGAATAGAGTCTTTTACGGGCTCGCCTCGCTTTATTTTTTTCCTATAGCTTTTGTATCTAGTCGACATGCTAGATATTTTTTGCTCTTGAGCAAATCTTTCGCTTAGGTTTTTAGGGATCGCATGAGGAAACAAAGAAAAATCATATTTCCCTTTTCGTATATGCTTAAAAACACTTCTCTGAGAGATGGGGTGCTCATTTGTTATATTCTCGTAGCCAGAGCTGTCCCTAATTTTTTTAAATTTAGCAAGGTTATCCTTAGCCTTTGACAACCTATTTCCCATAAAGGAAGCAAAGCCCTTAAGACCGTCAGCCATGTGACCGCTTTCAGACCTTATTCCATCAATTGCATTAGAGTATTGATAGTCTGACATTGCAGTTTTCAAGTCCCCCGATGCATTAGAAGAAAGCTGATCAAATATTGACGAGTGAAGATTGTCTATAGTTTCTTTGCTCGCTATATTCATGAAAACTTTATTATTAACAGAGTCGACGTTGTATTTTGCAGAGGTCAAAACCTGAGCGCCTAATTTTTGCAGGCTCTCCATGTTGTTTGGGTCTGTTAAATATGTGTGGGCGTATCGATACTCGTGTTCATCTATTTTACCTTCCTGAAATGCTTTGTCTATCTCGTCAAGGTTTTCCTTTGAAGAATCCCCGAGTTCTGGCATTTTAAAAGCTCGGCCCGCGGCTATTTTTCCGTATATCATGCCGCCAGCAACACCGAGCGTATGAATTCCTAAGCCTAAGGATCCGTATTTAAGTGTCTGTTCAGCGCCACCAATAATATCGAATTTTCCCGTCTTCTCGTTAAAGTTTTCATTAAATGCCTGCGGTATACTTTCTGCGGAAGCTACGGCAAAAGTTTTTGCCAGTGTAGATCCTACGCCGCCAATTGTCTTGGGCACAAATTCAGACATTCTTGACGCTGCCTCTTCTCCCAATAACTTGGCTGCTGATGTTTGTCCAAAGGCGCTAATTGCTTCTGGCAAAGCACCTGAAAGAGCCGCTATACCTTTTTCTGCAGCACCCGCTGCTCCGTAACCTAATAATGCATTAACAGGGTTTCCAACAAATCCACCAAGGGAACCTACGAAGTTTGCGGTGTTCTGAGTCCATCCCATGCTAGGAGATTTCATTTCCTCGTTTATAGCTGACAGACCCTGGCTAACTGGGTTTTTTCTTTTTAATCCATATAAAGAACTTTGCACGTTAAAGGCTAGCTTTTCAGGTTCTGTCCACGCGCTAATAAATCCCGCAAAAGCAGACATTGATAATGATGGAGGGGTCTTATCTGCATCTTCAATTGCTGATGTTAACGATGATTGTGTAACCGGATAACTCATTATTATATACCAGTATAGTTTGATGCAAGCCTTTCCTGCCACGATGTTTCGCGTTTGCCTCTACTTATTTTAGCTGTTGCTTTCGCGTGGTTTAGAAGTGATCCACTATATGGAGCGCTGTATAGGATATTCCCTTGTGCTGTCGAAACAATAACACTACCATCAGATGCAAAGGAAGCGGATACATTCATCCTATCAATTAAAGACAGGAACCTATCGTCAGTCATTTTTGGGTCAGAATGTCGTACGTTTTCAAAAGCTGAATTAATAGCAGCGTGGGACAACATCCCATACTCTGCCGTCGTCAGGCTGTGTTGTGACCTATTGAAACTATAATTTGATCCCACCTGAATATCATAGCCCGTGCTCATTTGATTTTTGAATTCTTTTATATAGTCATCTGCGTGAGATATTGTTAAATCAGCAGCGCTCGACGCTTTATATTTAACAAAATTAATAGCCATTCCCATGAATGCCTGAGCTCTTTTTTGTCCGTCAGGAAGATTTGATATGTTGGACAAAATATCGCCCATCTCAGATGATATTTTTGCACCTAAAACTGCTGATGAAACTCTCGAATCACCATCAGCATGGTAGGACATCTTGCTATAGTCCCGGCCCTTTTGTTGAGACAATATAAGTTGTCTTTGAAAAGACTGTGTCATTCCTTTGCCCATTCCATAGGCTATGCTATAGCCAGTCTCCGACTGAATGGGATCTTTCAATTGCTTTGCAAGGTACGATTTCTGTCTTTCATTTACATAGGACATTTTATCAATAAGCGATTCGGGATTTCCTCCCTCTGAAAAGCTAGACTGTGCTTCGTTTACAATGTTTTCATGAATCGGATTAATTAACTCCATGTCCATGTGCTGAGTCTCGCCCATAGCTATGCCTGCGTCCATATGCTTTTGATCAGCTGCTTGTAGTGAGCTGTAAAGTTCTTCAGGGCTTCCTTGCTTTGACATTGCAGCCGCAGAGTCCTGTATCCATTCGTTAGTAGCCTTAAATCCCATTGCAGTATTTGCTTGTGTTTTCCAGTAGTTTGTTTTTAAGCTAGCCATGTATTTATTTAAAATGTTAAATTTTGACTTTTCTCTGTCAGATGGATTCTGGTTGCTTTGCAACTCAGATTGTTGTTGCTGTAAATGAGCAAAAGAAGGATTCGAATTAATTAGTCCATATGCATCAGACGCGCCGTCTATTCTTGCCATAGAAGAAGCAAACTGTCCTTTTTGATTCATTAACTGAGCTCTGAGCCTTGGGTTAGACAGGTCATTGTCGTCTATACCCTTGTTAACGTCATCATTAGACATTGCCTCTAGCCTGGAGTTGTTCAGAACCTGAGTGCCAGCGTTAGCTGTTAAATTGCCAGCGTTCATATTGTTCGGGTCTAAGGGGTTGCTTACAGCTGAATTTGCTTGCGCTGCCGTGGCTTGTCCGCCTGATACGTGATCATAAAAAGTTTTGCCTTTCTCTGTTAATAAATCAAGAGCCTTGATGTTGTTTTCAAATGAAAGTGGCGTTGTTACTCCAGCAGCAACGGCGTTCTTTCCGTTGTCTAATATGTTTTGATGTAATATTTTAGCGGTTTTAAAGTCTCCGTAAGCTAGAGAGTTTGAATATTGCTGCATTAATGAACCGGTGCCCGTAACATAAGCAGCTTGGTTCTGAAGTAAGTTTTGGTGCGCATCTGTTCTAGCAGCCTGAAGCTTTAAACTGTTCTTCTTCTGATTAATGATGTAATCATAGCGGGACCTATCCCCTTTGCTCATGGGAACTTGAGCAGTCTTCATTAGCGAAGATTCGGTGCTTCTTTGAATGGCATCAGCCTGACTGGGATTTTTAATCATATCAACCTGAGCTTGGTTCATTATATCGCTAGATTGAGTGGCTGCATGCATGAACATCGCTTGGCTATGCTCTTTAGCTAGATTAATGCTTGCCTGAGCCGCCTGCTGTGCAACCTGTCCAAATGCTTGCGCCATAGCCTCTTGGCCCTTAGCTTTGCTAGCAACGGGGGTTTCAGGTAAAACGGGATGCTCTTCTTGAAATTGTGCGAATTCTGGCATAACCTTTATCCCTTTTTAGTGCTATCTGCTTTAGCTGCGCCCTTCTCGGGCAATGACTCAGAAACTCCTTTTAGCTGTGCAAATGACATTGCTGATCCGCCTACGTTCCCGAACATTTGAGCCCATAGAGTGTTCTGTACGTTTTCTTGTTCAGTCTTAGCGTTGTACTCGCTCATTTCTTTTTCAGTCTCAATATTTTGAAACTTCTCTGAGCCAATGTTCATAGTTTGACGCTGGATAGCGTTAAGACTTGGTGATGACATAGCCACACCCTTGACGCTCGCTTGAGCTTCTTGGTGACTGATTGTTTTTCCGACTGCAGAATATACGTTAAGTCGTTCTTGAGATAGTTGAAGCTCTCTTTGTTTCTGCTGCATTTCAATAGCTTTTTGCTGGCTTTCAGCAGCGGCAAATTGAGATTCCATTTTTAATACAGTCGAGGTTGCACTTATTGCAGCGGCTGCAATAGCAAAAGTTCCCATTTTTAACATCCTTGTCTAAAATGATTTTTGTTTGATAATAATAAGCTATTGGGGGCTATGACACAATATCAGAGTTTATTTCGTATGAAATTCCCAGTATTTGACAGTCAAAGGGAGAATTCTGTGTGATTTTGATCGTAGAAAACCGATTCCAGCCCCTGGTAGGGTAAATTGTCGCAGTATCTGTTTGAGGCGTGAGGGGTTCACCATCTTGTATAAACTCAAATTGCTGGTATGGAACCAGCTTATCGTTGATGAAAAAGTTTAAGCTCTCAAAATAATCTACGTTTATCTCAGTGATGTGCTTAGTCCAGTTAGATTTATTTGGCCCCATGAATAAAAACATCGTAATTATCTCAATTGGGTACAAGAATCCAACTTGCACTACGCCGCTATCTTCATCCGGGTTAACTACCGTAACCTCTCCATCAACAACCTCGTATTGCCCGTAATCCTGGTTTTCGAAAAATATTTCAACAACATAACCGTTAAATTGATCTAGCCCGGTAACTAGACCCGTAGTAGCCATAGTACTTTCAATGTAGCTGTCGATCTTGAAGTCTTCCACAAACTTCTCAATAGCAAGTACGCCTGTCAGAGAATAGCACTTTAAGAAATAGACCTCATTGTTGATGGTAAATATGTCAACGACATCGATTGTTGGCACTCCATTCTCGTCCTTCTCAAATTCTGTGGGTGTTAGAGCCGCAAGCCCTTGCTGCATAGCAAACTGGAATGTTGTAACGCTGTCGTCGTCGTTTAAAAGATAAACGAAGTTATCTTGAGAGTTGTCAGTGCCCCGTAGAAGCGCCCTATTGAACGGATTTTTTATTAAGCTACTCGCAGCCGCAGATACGTTGGTAGACGTGTAGGTCTGCCCTATGCCGTCAAAGCGATAGTTAATTAAAGCCTTCCCGGTTTTCGTCACGAAGTATGAGTCGTTAATGTAGTTTATTGGCTTGAAGCTTGTTGATGCACCGTACGCACTCTGTTGCCTAATGCTAAATGTCCCTGGCGTCAGAGCAGTATTAACGTCCTGGGGCGCAACAAACTCAAAATTTTGTGTATATATTTCAAGCTGCTTACCAGGGTTTATCCACGTGATTCCGCCTGTTTGGCTCTGCCCTAGCGTATATATAATCGCGTCAGTATCATTGCCCACCCCAACGTTGAAGTTGATTGGCTGATTGATCTGAGAAGCAAATATAGTGTTCGGAAGCTCCGTAGTGTTCGCGAACCAAAGCCTATTCTGGTAAAACGCTACTTTAGCCGGGTAACCCAGCGTGTCGCTCCAGGATGGCTGCCTGATAGAGTACTCAGATCCTTTTGTTGACCCTGGTATTCTGAATGGAGTCCTTACGTCTATAGTGAAAACAACAACAGCGCCGTTCCATGGCACTACGTTGCTAATGATTCCGTAGCCGATAGGGTCTTCTACTGTATCGCCACCGCCTATGATCTGTCCGCCTTGCCAGTCCGTAGTAAACCCTGGGTCACTGGCCGCTGTGACAGTTAGCGTGTTCGTAATGTTGTCGCCCGCAAGCGCTACCGTTAGTTCTTTGTACTTTACCGTGCTGAAATCAAATGCAGGAAACGGAAATATGTCCAGCGGTTTAAAGTCAAACACAGGGCCAAATCCGCCGTAGTTGCTAACAAACAACCTGGACGGGATGAATTCTGGGTGTGAAAATATTAACGAGTCGTTGTCTTCTGTGTAATCTAGCGAGTCAAGAGCTATACCAGTGTAGGGCGTCGCCACTGTTTGACGAAAAGTTAGCACGCCGCCAACAATGTCAAAAACATGCAGATCTAAATCAGACGACAAGATAAGGTAATAAGCACCATTCTTGTCAGTGAATTCGTATATATGTGAGTTTAGTTGAGCATACGTCGATACATCAAGCAGAAACTTAGAGCCCTTTCGCTTTTTAGCTAGGCCCGTAGTGCCAACTTCAATGTTTAAAAGGCTTTGTGCCGCCTTAAGGTAATCCCTAAAATCTGTTCGCTTATAGTTTACCGGGTCAACCTGACCCATGGTGAACATTGTTTGTCGAATGGTTTCAGTAGCCATGCCACGCCTCTTTAAACAAATATTCTACGGTCGTAGTCATTATGAGGCCGTGTTGTTATGTAGCGTTCCATGTCGTTTAAGTTGACAGCCTTTCCTTTCTCTTCCTCATATTTTTGACGAAGATACTGAGTAAGCTTTTCATTTTCAGTTAAAACAAGAGCGGCATCACTCGCAATAAATAACGAGATAGCACGGAAAAACATCGTGGATACAGACTCAACATTTACATCATTGATGACGTAATAATATGAGATTGGCTTCTCATTCGTTGATATAATGTTGTTTGATATGAGGTAAGGTTGACTAAAATTATTATTGATATTGCCAAACTGAAACATTCTCCCATAGTCAGCGGGAAGCTGGTAACTATAGGTGAAATCAGGCGTAAGGGGCGTGGTAAGCGGCGTGCTATCTTTCCTGAATAGAATTGCAAAGTTCCAGACAGTTTCTTGCAAGAGCACTGGAAGCAATAAGTTAAGTTTAGCATCGAGTAGTGTTGCATCCTCTGAGTTGTTGATATTGGTCACAGGTAAGCGGCCTAGTTCTGTTAACGCTTGATTTACTATATCTAAGCGAGATATTGGTAACGCCATAAGTCCTTCCTTGGATTAACAAAGGGGAGGGGCAAATCAGCCCCACCCTTTATTATTTTATTACGGGGCGTTATCAACTTTTAAAATTAAGCTGAAAACAGCCAAAATCTGGCCTACAACAAATATTCCGGACGGTGGCGACACAGGGAAGCCGCTGGTAGCAGAGTGGCTGATGAACAACCAATCTCCGCCTTTTAACAGTCCCTCTTCTACTAAATCACTCACATACCCTGAGGCCGTAATTGTAGCTAAATTATCTATTGTAGTTCCCATCCAGACAGCAGGAGCGAGCCCGCTTCTACCGCCAGAAACTTGGGCTAAATTAGCTTTAAAATCTTTGCTAGCCATTTTTAATACCCCTTAAATTATGAGTTAGCTGCAAACGGATTGTTCGCAGTCATTAATACGATACCTTTCAACTGAACAATTTCAGCACCGGTCGTAAATATGGTTAACAGTTCCCAACGATCTTCTTGTTGAACCCAAGTAATTGAGGTCGAAATATCGCGGTTATAGCTTTGTACGATTGCATCCTTGTGAACCATAGGAACAAGGTACACAGCAGGACCAACGCCCGTGCTTGGGATTCTATTGACACCGTTTTCACCAACAAAACGACAATCAACACCGAGGTATGATTGGATTTTGTTATTGGTTAATGGCTTCGTATCAGTGTAGAAGATGTTGACCATACGATCGTCATTCTGCATTGATTTTTTCAATAGAGCCGGTGCCCACATGGACACAGCGTGATCCATAGTATCAACGCCCTCGCTTTCCAATTGTGAAAGAGCCTCAGACATTTTGCCTTGGTTAATACCTGTGTTTACGCCAACAGTTACAGGAACCGTAGCGATGGAGCCCAAACCTGGGTTAGAGAAAATTGCATCAACACGAACGAAATCATCCATACGGCCAGCAGATTCTGCGTGAAGCTTGGCATGGCTTGTGATTTTGTCGTAGTTGAATAATGTTTTTTGTCCGCCGCCGACAACAGTTTTCAATCTGTAATCTTTAGCTATTACTGGCACATTGGTTTCATCAACTGCTGTGACAGGAATATTCGTGGGAGCGAAATTTCCTTGTTGCATCTCGATCAGGTCAGAAATCGGTACATTTAAAGTAGTGCCGCTAGTCCCGTGACGTTCATCAATGGTTTGTCCGAAGCGTTGTTTATTTTGATATTGAAGCGTAACCAACGTGTCAAACAATTGACTCGCGGTTGCTAGATCGATTTGAGGGGCCATAATAGACATCCTTGTCATAAATTAAAAATTAGTTTTTAACTATCTGGCAGGTTATCGATTACTCGGGCTGACAATACTTGTGATCGCTCAAAAAGGTTGTCTACAAATGCAGGGCTTTGATAGAACGATAGGGTAATAATACACCAAGAAAGTCCGTGTAAAAAGCTTTATTTTTGCTCATGAACTGTTTTATATGAGAAAACGAGAAGTGTTGTCAAAAATTGGTGTTTCATCATCAACTTTATACAGATTAGAGAAAGCCGGTAACTTTCCTGAAAGACGAAAATTATCTTCAAACAGCATTGGCTGGCTAAACACGGAAGTTGATTATTGGATTAATTCTCGCGAGAAACTCGTTAGGGCGTCTTGAGTGCAAATCCATTGTTTGCACTCTATCAAGCAAAAACTTCATCGGTTTTTAAGCTCTTCAATGTAATGCCCAACCTCACGGTTCTTGCTAATAAACTGTTCTCGTATTTGCATGTCGTTAGGCCGAGCTAATGCTTGAGCAGCCAGATCGTTACATTCTTTTTTAGCGTCATATAGCTCACTGCCCTTCGAAGCACGCGAGGTGCCGGACATTCCTGGAACTTGTGAATTCAATTGTTTATCACGTTGATTAAGTGCATCATTCATAGTTTTATCGTCCCTTATAATTTGATTTAACATATTACCTCTGAATTCATCAGAGAATCCATTGAAGTTTTTATTTACGAACCCCTTAAGAAGGTTAATCTTTTCTTCCCCCACGCTTTGTTTTCGCTCTTCAAATGCGCTCATCTGCTGTGAAACGTTCGCATTAATGCTTCTAGCCGCATGTAAGAATTGTTCTTCGTTAAGTCCAGCGTTCTTTGCTAATGCCTTTAGCTCTCTAAGCTGAGTTTCCCGTAATGTGACGTCTGCAGGGACTGAATACTCGTCTGGTATAGTCGTTCGCTTCTTAAGCTCAGCTTCTAATTCCTGATTTTTTTGGTATAAAGGCAAACTTTGCTTATATCCATTTTCCAAGTCCTCGACGCTTTTAAACTTTCCAGCGTAAAGCTGCGGCCCACTGTCGCCAGTTAAAACAGAGTCAGTTGATACTGTCGCATCCGTTGTCACTGAGACTGTACCATCACTATTCACTAATTCTGTCATTATTTACTCCTTCTCTTAATAAAGTATCAACCCTGTCTACTGAATGTTGAGCGTCTCTCCACGAACTCCGCCGTCCTTCTAGCCATGAATACACGTTCTCGCCGACGTGAGGCGGGACTTCTTCCATGTGATATAAAAACAACATGCTTTTTAAATGTTTTCTACCGCTAGCTGTTGAGTACTGTTCGTACATAGCAACATCAAATTGACTTATCTCGCCTAAATTTAATAGCGCTTGTAGATTGCTCATGAACTTCTCCTATCTATAAAAAACTCTACTGAAAAAATAACTGACAAAAATATTCTATAATTTTTCATGGTGTGTCCTCCATCATTAAAATTGCTCGGGCGTTCCCTGCGGCAACCCAACTTGAGACCCTGTCGTTGTCGGCGTAGGAGATCCTTGTTGTGCTTGTTGAGCCTGTTGTTCTTGCTGCCCGGATTGATTCATAATGTCCTCAATTTCTTCTGCAGACTTGAACAATTTACTTGGCAGATTAAACTTTTTTGTCAAGAAATTATTAGCAACTGATATGTTAACCGTGGCCATTGCTGCACCCTGCCCGAAAAATTGCTGTTTCAATTGCAGGTTCTGAACGAAGTTTTCAATGTCAGACTTGTTTTGTATGTCGTATAGCGGCGATTGAAACTCAAACGTTAGAGACTTGACGTCATGCGGGAACGCGTTTATGTCTCTTTTCCTTGTCAACATTTGGCTTTCTTTTAATATTTCAGCCGCTACCTGGAAAACCTGTTTGGGCAATTCATTAATCAGCCTAGCAATGTCTGTAGAGCTAGATCTTTGTGCGCGGTTCTCACGTATAGAAATCTCTGTTGCTGTTTTAACGGGGTTATTAATCTCGCCAAGCGGATCAACTTGAAATCCTTTCTTAATAACATCCTGCAACATGCGAATATCTTCTCGAACTTCTGGATAAACAGGCATTTGCAACGCTTCAATCGGATTACGCTGTCCGGGCTGACGGGCAATCATAGCTCCTGACCAGCTTTTAACGCTCCAGGGGTTAAACATCTTGTTGTTATCGTAGAACATGGGGGGATCAGCTTTAAAAGCTTTGTTTTTTCTGTCGTCGCGAACCAAGTTGTTTAAATCGCGAATTGTAGGCAGGAGATCAAGGCCAATCCCTCGCCCATCCGCTTCACCGGGACGGACACGATCCCGATAAACGATTAGTTGAGGATACGTGCGTTCAATCTCCCATAAAATGTTTTCCTGGTCAGACTCGAGAACAGCGTAAATATAATATTTTGTTACTTTGCTCTTCTCGTCCTTTTTCCCTATTTGACCATATATTACTTGATGAATTTCATTGGGATTGTCCTTTAACATTTGAAGACTGGTGCCCTTGTAATCTGGGAATTCCTCGATGATTTTTCTTGCACACATGTTAGATTGATACCATCCGGTATTCACTAAATCATCGGTGCTCTGCTCTATGTATAGAGCGATGGCAGGTATAGCTTTAAACGACAACGGATTGTCGCTGTTGATGTATTCAACCCAAAGCGCCGCTGTTCCCCCGATCAAGTCAAGATTTGACGAGCTTATGATTCGAGCAAGATTGCTTTGGTTCAGATAAAACATAATCCGGTCATTAATCTCATCTAGCCCGGGCTGTAACGCGTCAATCTCTTTAGAGTCGTGCAAATGAGGATCAAGCGTAGCTCTTCCCCAAACCCTGTCTTTCGGCATAAGCAGTGCGTGAAGATCATTCGCACGCTCGTACGACGAAAGAACCGCTGTATTATCCCAGATTCCAGAAGTTGTTGGCTTTCCCTTATCATTATAATTTCCAATTACATTAAACGCGTCCCTATTCGGAATTACGTAGAAGTACAGATCCTGATATAAGCCAAGCCATCTTTTTTTGTACTGATAAGCGTCTTGATAGCGCTCGTAGTGTTCTTGCACATCCATATGCTTGAACCTCCCCTATTTTAGTTGTATTTAAACTGCTCCAGGCGGTGCTCCATCTTGTCCGCTGTCAATGATGGGCTTCACGGCCTGACCGCTGATATCTGCTTTCCAGATTTGCCCACCCTGGCCTTGAATAATTTGCATTCTTTGACGTGCAAGATTTTGCCTAGCCAATTCTGTTTTTCTGTCAGCTTCTTGTTGTTGCTGTCCCAGACGATCAGACATACCATTGTCGCCGTCGCCACCAAACATTCCCATAATAACGTCCTTGTTAATTTTAGAAATTTATTTTAAATTATTGGCTTATCTCCGCCAATGATGCTCAATTATAAAGTTTGAGTGTCCATTATATTTAATAAGTTTAGAGTACAAGTGTCTTGGGTTAAACGTCATACCCACATCAATGCCAGATACGTGACGATTTAGCTCATTGCACGATTTAATCCAAAAAGGAGTCCACGGCATTATAGTTCTTTCATTGATAAACACTGTCACGATAGCGCTGACAGACTTTAACCGCTTCAATCTCGCAATAATATCCGCACAATTATTGTGTTCGTAAACCCTTGGTACGATCCCTTGCTTTGAATATTCGATCATTACAGTATATTCACCATCAAACGTAATTACATTGCAATGCTTAAATTTTTTACTGAACCCTAGCCACGCTTGCGGTCCCGAAGCTTTATTGTAGAATACGAACGTCGCTATCATTTCTTTGAAACCCTATTGATGTTATGTCTTACATGTCCTATTTTGCATTTAGCTTTTCCATAATCTTTTTACGTGTGTTGAACCTACGCTTGCATTCATTCCTTATCTTTGATTTTTTAACTGTGAGCTCTTGCATATTATAAATAAACTTCAAATGATCATTCATAGCTGCTGGCAAAACATCGACCCGGGGCTCGCCCAGGTCCTCGCTTTCAGTAAACATTTATTCCTTCGTCATGCGATTAATCTGACTCATAGTGACATCAGAATAATTAGATCCCACATATCCGTTGTCTGCATGCCTAGCATTGGGCTTTATTGAATTGTATTTAGATTGATATTTATCTTGAGTAGAGCCCTGAAGCATATTACTTTCGTTACCAGTTAATATTTTATTCTGTTTCTGTGTTGTCATCATGATTTATCCCTCCTTGTCCTAATTTTTCAATTACTAATTTAGATAATTTTTCGATCTTCTGCTCTAGCTCTTCAGCTTTTTTTAGCTCATCAGCATTGCGACCGAATTGATGTTGATTTGTTCTTTCTAGCCACCAGGCACTCGCTTGCCACTGCCCTTGCTTTGCGCAATTTTCGATCACTGCAATATGCTTTAAATCACGATCATATCTAGCTCTTTTTATGTCCTTGCACAATTTTGAGTAGTTAGTATCTAATATTCCATCTTTTCTATGCTGCTCGCCTATTTTCATCCAACGTGAAAACGTAGACTCATTCACTCCAGCAGCCCAACTTGCCATTTTGTACGTAGCGCCGTCTTCAATAGCTTTTACGAGTACATCATGAACGTCGTCAATGCGAGTAGTAGCCATTTTTAACAGCCGTTATCAGTGAAAAACACTTTTCCTTGCCTCGCCCTCACAGCGTTAACTGTATCTCTATGAGTAGCTTGAATCATACGAACAACTTCGTGTGGCTCAGGAAATTTGGGTTTATTAATTGATGGCGCAGCACTAATCCGTGCAGGTTTCACGTCGTCCATGACATTCTCCCTTTTGAGTGTGTTTTCTAGCTTATGCTAGTGATTAGATTATATGCTTTGTAAGCGAATAGTGCAACAGCTATTAAAAAAATACTATGCACATGATAGTGATTAAATCATATAATTGGTGAGCGAATAGTGCAACAGCTGTCATGATGAGTGCAGCATATATTATGTTGTTAGCAAGCACTACGTGTTTAATTTCAAGTTTAAATCCTAAAGCAAAAGACAAAAACATACATATTTCAGCAGATATTAATATAACTACAAAAGCAATCCACGCAATATTTTTAGGCTTTTTTATTATCATTTACAATACTTATAATTAAATCAACACCAATCCCTTTCGCGTATTTTTGAAGCGTTCTTAGTGTTGGTGAGTGAATTTTTTGCTCAATTCTGCATATGTTTGAACGGAAGCTTTTTGTCTTCTTCGCGACATATTCTTGCGAAAAACCCCTTTCTATTCTGAGCTCAATCAATCTATCTATAATATCAGTGTTTTTAAATCTCATTAACGTATTCCCTAGCTTCTCTATGAGCTGCTTTAACTCTATCTAACACAACTCTTAATGATTTGTCAAATGATACTGTTATATGTTCGGGCTCATGATATTTTGTGCAAACAATAAAATCACTCTTCAATAAACATCGTTTCAAATTGTTTTTAAACTCTCTCGTACTGATTATCATATTAAATATCTCCGGTTTATAATTACAGTATATTGACATGGGGAACATGTGTCAACAATTACATTAATAAAAGTGTTGACTGATGTGGGGGACATGTGTAACAATGTGTTTGTGAGTTGATAGCGTCATCATTTTTAAAAGAAAATTGTTGACTTGGCCGTTATTGGCTCACACATTTAATTAAATCAATAAACAAGGAAAACTAAGATGAATCAACAGGACGCTTTAAAATATACTAATGTTAAATTTCCCAAAATAAACAAAAATAATACACTTGAAGAAAATGATGAGATGATCAAGGAAGGTTCGTACCAAAAACACTGTGAGATAAAAAAAACGCTTATTGTTCCAGCGAGTGTATACCACGCTCTAGGCAATACCCTTTTGCATGAGAATGACATCTGGGAGAGTATTGGTGGCAGTGAATGTATCGACAATAGATATGACGATTATACCTTTATTGAAGCACTTAAGAAGTGGGCTCAAGACGAGAACCCTGAGGTATGGATAACCGGTGTTGTCCTTATTATAAACGCTGAAACTAATGAAAAATTTTATGTGAATACCGAGGGTTTTAAATATGCGCGATATGTTGGGTGATAATTAATATTTGAGGCGGCGCAGGCGGATAAACAACAATGCTCGAATGCTTGTTTTTTTCCGCTTATGCGCAGCTTGTCAGATAGCGTTCGATTAACAATAAGAGGACTAACCAAGGTGAGAAAAATGATAACGCTCGTTGAGTCAAATGCAATATTAGATCTTAGATCATCACTTTACAGTAAAAATAATATAGCTGAATTTTTAACTTCAATGACAGATGTTTATATTGAACAGTACTCTAAAACAAATAAAAAAATCAATTTTCTAAAGAAAAAGCTTAATGAGGAAATTAAGCACTTAGATAAAAATTGTGATGAAATAATAAGCAATCTATTATTAACGTCCCGAGATGTGGTATATAGGGAAGGCAAATCAGCTTTAATTATAAAGTTAGCTTTTTTAAGCTCGCTAAAGAAGGTAAAGGATAATTTACAACAAACAAGGGATATAGTAAATGGATAAATTAACAAAAAATTACGTATAAAAAATGGCCTATCATTATGAAAAATTCAAAGGAACATCTTTTGAAAAAGACTATAAATCCAATGAGGAGTTTTAACAATGAGTAAAAAAGATCAATGTTTTTCATCACTGTTTAGATCTTTCGATGGAGAGACATATATCAATGGATTTAGCATTTGCTTTTCAAATGGCGCAAGAGTTAGTGTTCAGTATGCGGATCTTTCGCATTGCAAAAATTACCCTAATAATTCATCTTGTTTTGTATTGGTAAATGATGCATCATCCCCTGATGCAGAAGTTGCAATAGTTTATAAAAATGAATTTATAACAGGAAGATACATAAAATTATCTGCACCAAATCGACATATTGAAGATGAAATTATGGGATGGGTCGAACCCGACGAGCTATTAAACATCCTACTGTGGGCTAAAAACTATGAACCAGATTGACGGTGACAAACTTATTCTCAGAATGCAGGGCAGCATGAAAAGATCAAGAGATTGCGGAACACCATTCCTTTTTTATATTAATAAATCCGTATTAAACGATATTAACATTCACTGCACGGGGCAAAGGCAGTCAGTACTTAATGTTCGATATAATTTTTTGGCTACTATAAAATAATCGTGCACGTTACGTTATACGTGCACTAAACAAATCAATATATGGAGAATTGAAATGTCTATAATGAATATATCACAGAAATTAAACAGCAACAAAGTTTATAGTATAAAAATTATTGGAAACTATCTATCATGCGAACATCTTATAAACAATAAGTGTTGCGAGTGCTTATCAACTAGGTCAGACTATATTTTATACGGGAGTATATGCTATCCCCTTTATCTACCGAGAGAAATATGCACTGTATGCTCAGTGTGCAATACTAAATTTAAATTTAATGGTGAGATAGATATTAAAAATATTAGCAGTGAAGATTTTTTGGGTTCATGGCAACTTCCCAAAGAATAAATTATTTTGCCACTTCTTCACCGTAATGAAAATCAATTGTTTTATTTCCTGGGGACGTGGCAATATTTCTCGACACAACAAGGGTAACTACTAAAATAAAAATTTGTATAATATCTTTTGTCTTCACTTTTTATACTTTTTCCATCAATCCTAATTCTATAAGCCATCCCCAAGGGATTCTTTTATCAGCATACAAAAACCCGTTCTTTTTACACCAGCTCGCATAAGTTGTATTTGATCCTTTCGCTATTTTGTTTTTCGAGTTTCCAAAGACAAAACGAATGTCCTTTCTTGGGTTCTGCTTTCTAACCCACAAATGCTTGTCGCGGTCTTCTTTCACAAAAATACCCTTAACTTCTATAAATATTATTTTGCTGTAGTCAGCACTGAATAAACAGAAGTCAGGCGTGTATTTTCGTTGTTTTTCAGGCTGTATAAACGGTATAGTTAGACTTTCGTAATTCTGTTCAATTTTTAAACAGTCTAATTGCTGACCAACCGTCTCTTCGAGTTTAGAGCGTTTTTTTTTTCAGCCATTCTATTGCCATCCTTGGCGCTATAAATTTAAAAATAGAGCACTATTCAAGAAGATAAAAAATACATAGCAAGCTCAACGGCACTAACGTGCGAGTGACCTCGATTCAAATGCGAGTGACCTCGATTCAAATGCGAGTGACCTCCCCTCAACGGACTGACTCCATCCTTTATTTACAATAATCTTGTCATTGTAAATCACCAGCGACTAATTGAAATTAACTATATTTTTACCCGCAAAATCCATTTTGCGTTTGACACAATCCATGTGTCTTACCG